CTCTAAGATAACCATTCAGTGTTTCTGCGTTTGCTATTTTTGACTTGAGTTCAGAAACGTCTATTAACTGATGTATGTTTGCAAAGTCACGTATATCGACAAGCTCCATCTCAAGGCCGGTAATTTTATTATTTAGTGACGCAATCTCGTTACTAATTAGATCTTTCCTGGCGTCGTTCTTAAAAAGATCCTGGTTAATGTTGTTGTTAAGTTCAAGCTCAGTCATTAATTCAGAAACAACAATCGGTTCGCTCGGAGCGTCTACACACAAAGAAATAGCGTCACGCTGACTTTCCAAATCGGCTAGAGTTCGCTTAGCTTCGGTGCGCTTAGTAAATTGTGTTTCTCGATCATCATCGAGCGCGGAGAAATCAAGGCCAAGTAGCTCCTTAAGGTATGCGAGCTGCTTTGTGTTATCCAGCTTCATAAACGCCAAAGGGTCAAAGGTCATGCGCCCAAGCAATTTATCTAATACCGCTTGAGGGGATTTAACTTTGCTGCCGACTTCGTTGGTAACAAATAGCGTAGAGCCCTTGGCGTTAAAGTGACGCTCAACTAACAGGTCACCTAAATCGATTGTGATTTTTGCAGAGCTTTGTCCATCGCGAATTGGTTTGTCCTGTACTTTCTTCGTGCCGCCAAGCGCCCACCAAATAGAATCGAGGACGGATGTTTTGCCAGCTGCATTCTTGCCGCTGATTTTAACGACATTACCATTCGGCTCGATGTTAACGGCCACTAATTTTTTAATGTTTTCGATTTGCAGTTTAATTATTTTCATGGTTATCCCTTAAAATTGGTCTGGGTTGGCATTTTTGGCGTTTGAGATTTTGCTGTTAACTTTGGTTGGCGCCGCCTGCTCGATAACTGGATCATTGCCTGCCATTTGTAGCTGTTTAAGCAATACAAGCACCTCCCCAAGAAACGACTTAACGCCTTTCTCCATGTCGGCAATATATTTTTCATCGCGGTAAATGCGTTGCACAAATAACTGTAAATGCTTAGGCATTCTGGGATCGAAGCTAACAAAGTCCCACCATTTTCGGCCAGTCACCCACATGCAACCCTGTACCTGGTCGGTGTGCTCAATCGGCATGGTGTTGTTGATGATCGTCTGGACGTGATTTGCAGAATTGGCGGGGCACTTGAACTCTGCGCCACCATCATCATCAACCAAACCGTCCGGGGAACAACCGACATGTTTAATATCGGCATGGCTAACAAACTTAGACTCAAGCACCGCATTACCTGTTTTTATTTCATAGGCTGTGCGTGCAAACTCTTCGTTGTCGTTGCCCCACTGCATAGCGGCATTAGTAAACGACATCAAAGGTTCGCCAGTTAACCGCTCAGTCAATACGTTAATCAAATAATCGCCACGAGCTTTTAATGGTTTTCCGGTTTTTCCCACGGCCATCACATCTTTAAATTTTGACGCCGTAGCACACCCGGCGCGATCCATATACCAATCTTCGTTTTGCTGTTTCATATTGTCTCCGCTATTTTTTTGAAGTCTCCGAACTTTCCGCCGACCTCGGCTCTCTGGCTGTCTGTTAAGTTTTTCCATCGCTCTTGTAGTGCGGGCCATCCTTTGTTTGCCGCGTCCTCTAATGATTTGAGTAAGCCGTCGTCAGCAGTGCATTGCTGTGATTTAACACCGCTAGGTGCGGGGTCTGCCATGTCGCGCACATACTCTTTGGGTAAGTCTTCGATATCCTGAGTAAAAATATCGCTCGCTGCGGTGGCGGTTAAAACGGCATCAATTTGGGCTCGCTTTTTTGCCATTTTTAAAACGGTATTTCGAAGATCTGCAGCGTTGGTGCGAACTTGTTTTTGCTTTTTTGCGGGCTTACCTTTGTATTGCGACCATTTCTCGCGCTTGCGATCGTCGGGGGTTTCGTTAAATTCTTCGGCTATATAACACGCTCGCCACTTATATTTTTCTTCACCGCTAGAGCATTCACCGATGCCTGCTCCAACAAACACACCGGTAGGGGACGTAAGCCGGACAGTCACCCTAAATCTGGCCTCGTCGCTTGTTGATAAATCATCAGCAAATGGTTCGGCTGATAATCTAAATGTAGCCATGATCTTTTCAGCGCCAGCCTTATAGAGGCTTGGCACTTTGCATCCGGGTATAATCCCAAAATGAGTATCCTCTTTCATGACTGAGCGCATGACTTCCTGAATGAGATTTACTTGCGCGCGAATCTGACTAGCGCTAGCAAAATTGTCATTTATTGCCAGGCCGGATTTTCCTTGTGTTGCGAGCTCGTTCATTTTTTAATTACCCTCTCAAATAAAATTATCAACACCATCAAATGGATGCAAACCACAATCATTAAAATTAAATCACTTGGCATTTTTATAATTTCTCCATGCCCAAATTAGCGCTGCGCCGCAGGACACAAATTGCAGCATAAGTACTAAAACAATCCATTCGATGTAGCTCATCGAGGGTCAAAGCCTGCGTCACGTAAAGCCAGCCGCAAAGTGCCAAGCCCATCTAGCATTTCATAGGCTTCGGCATCACTAACAGAGTTAGTCACACAATCCTGCCAACCAATGCGTTTACAAAATTGCGCCAACGCCAAGGCAATGCTCGGCTCAAGTTCTAGTGTTACAGTGATGTCTTTAGCCACCAATAACCCCCATGGCGCGGAACAGATTAATATTCCGCATGTAGAATTTAGGATCGGTCACGCTGTGATTTCTCAGCATGATTCGCCAGCTGCGTTTCTGAGCTTGGGATAGATTAAGCATTAGTTCTTGTAGACTCCGATTCAAGGGTTTCTAAGCAGGCCAGTACGTCAGACCGATACTTGCCAATCCGGACCCAACCATTTTCGCAATGGAGCGTGTAACCGTAACGACCGTTTACCAGCTGTTGTCGGGCATAGCCACGACTTGCTAGGACGGAAGTTAGGTATGCTTCACGGGCTTTGATGAGTGGGGGGAGGTTAGTTATGTTTGGTTGCATGACTTAATAGTAAGTACAGCTTACATTTATGTCAAGCACAACTTACTATTAAAAATGAATAGAATGCAAAAAATCACAATAAACTTGTAATTATTTATTAAAAACAATACTTAATGTTTTTCTGGGGGCGCAGGTGTAGTGACTAGGAAATAGCCAAGATGATCAGGAAGTTAGTTATTTCTTCGTTACTAGTTGCTTATTGCTTTTTCAAAAGTGAGGGGAGCTCTGCTTGTGGGTACTTGCCCAGATGTGATTTGAATGGTTGAGTTTTGACGTTTTCTGACGTGTACAGCCAAGCGAGCCTCATAAATAGACTTGCATTTTTTGTTTTCGGTAAGATTGCGGCGTTTTATTTCTTTAGATAAATGCCAGAGCCATTGTGATTTAGCTTTGTACGTCATGTCGGCTAAAAGATGACATATTTTCCAGTCGTGCATGCTGGAAACTCTTGCTTCGACGGTCGCGCACCCCGAAATAAGCAGCGAAAGCGAGAATAATACAGCCAACTTAAATGTATTCATTTTAATCACTCCCTGTCCTTCTTGTTATCGCTGTCGAGCGGATTTGATACATATTGATAGTGCGCTTCTTTTATTCTGCCAATTAGCTCGTGTCGTGTTTCTATTGGGATGCTATAGAGCATCTCGGTATATTTTGATGATTTTTCAATATGTTCGCCTATCTCGCCAATTATGTCAGAAAAACCAGCCAAATAATCTAGCGAGCAATCTAGTTTTTCGGCAATCCGCAAAAAATTATCGTACGAAGGCTTGTATTTCCCTCCCTCTAATCCAGATATGTATTCTCGCGTAGCTATCTCGCCTTGCTTATTTATGCAAGCAATGCTGAGTTCAGTTTGGTTTAATTTCCGCAACTTACGAGCGGATTTTAGTCTGTCTTTAAATTTATTTATGTCCATCTCGTCGGCATTGTAAGGGAAACTTACCTAAAAGCTAGTAACTACACCTTGACAAAAAAGTAAGTGGCACTTACTATTTTCGAATGAATAAAAAAATCATAGAAAAAGTGCTTGAAGCTTCTGGCGGAACAGCAAAGCTGGCTAAATATTTAAAAATATCAAGTCAGGCAGTATCTCAATGGTCACAAATTCCGGTTGATCGGGTATTGCAGGTTGAAGAGCTTACAGCCATATCTAGGCACGAATTGCGGCCGGACATTTACGGTTCAGCCGCCTAACCAAACCCGCCGACCACAATCGGCGGTTTTTTATTTAACACGAAATTCGACTTGCAACTCAAGTCAACCAGATACAAAGCAGGTGATGTATGCAGTATCCAGTATTACCGGCCAAGAAAAGGCCCGCTCTAATCGGCACAGAACATTTATCGTTATGCAAAACAGCGTATGACGCGTTTGGATTGAATTGGGACGCGAGACGATTTCGCTACACCCAGCGGAAAGCGGCCGAGATACTTGGCATCGACAAAGGCCACTTTTCCAGAATTTTAGATTACACGGCAACTCTGCAGCTACATAACAGATTGCCGTTTTACGAGCTGACAGGAAATTTCGCGATGTTGCAATTTGAAGCCAAACAAGTTGGATGCGTTTTAGTAAAACACAAAGAATATCAAGAATTGAAAGCGAAAGAACGAGAGCTCGCCGAGTTGAAAATTAAACTGGAACAAATCGGCATGCATGTAGAGCCGAGAATCTCCAAAGGATAACCCATGGCCGTCAACCTAAGAATCGTTAAGACCATGCAAAAAGATGTCGGCTATACCGATGAGCGTCTTTTGGAAATGGTCCGTGTACGTGGTCGCATGGATAAAGAATATTTTGAGGAGGAAGTCCGGTTATTGCAACGGGCTGGATTTATGTTTCGAAAAGAAAGCTTACTTTACAAGGGCGAGCCATGAGTGACTATTTGCGTATATTGCAGACAATGCAAAAGGGTATCAGCTACTCACGTGCTGCGTTATTTAATTTAGTGAAGGCAGACCTATACCACCCCGAAGATTTCAACATACGACTTGATGCGTTGATTGAGCATAAAGCTGTTTACGTTGACTGTGATGGGATGTATGGATTGTGTGAGAGGAGAGTGGCTTAAAACCAAAAAGAGTCAGAATGTTGGGAATTGAATACACACCTGACAAAACAATCTAAAACCAAAACCAAAAGGAAAAGTAATGAAAGGTAATGATTATCCGGCATTAGAAAATATGGACCAATACATAGGCACTAAAATATCTGGCGCAAAACCGATGACTCGTCTTGAATATAACCAGTTTAGAGGCTGGGAACTACCCGCCGACGAATGCGGTGATGACAAAGGATATGTAGTCCAGTACACCGATAATTACGTTTCTTGGAGCCCGGCAGAGCAGTTTGAAGAAGCGTATCGAAAAACCAATGAAATGACTTTTGGTTTAGCCCTAGAGGCAATGCATAAAGGTCATAAAGTTGCTCGCACCGGGTGGAACGGTAAGGGCATGTTTATTGTTCTTATGCCGCCTTTGTATTTGCCGCCATTTAATACCAGCGACACAGCGAGGAAAGTTAACGACCGAACAGCCAAGTGGATCGGTGAAGATAAGCCTCTTGATTGCCAACCGTACTTCGCAATGTACACGGCAACAAAACAGTGGCAACCAGGGTGGTTGGCATCGCAAGCGGACATGCTAGCGGAAGACTGGGTGATAGATGAAAAGTTAACAGAAGCAACGCCAGCTTAAACGTATCAACCCAAAGAGAGGAGTCGGCAAGCATCCAGGCCGAATGAACTGCGGCGATAAGGTAGAGGGAATCCGCAGAGAAGATAGCGCCAAATAAAAACGTGGTTAACATCGATGCGCGTTACATGACGAAATTTCCCTCCAACCCATTAGTAATATTTAAGCTTGGTCGGGCCCGGGAAAAGTGGCAGATGTAAGGGCCGGGTCCGGTCAAGCTTGAATATTATTAGTTGTATTCAGTATGCGGTCGGAGTTTGTTAGACACCATGAGGGCTTGCATCCCTAGACAAAAATGCATTTGTTGTGTCACAGCTCCATTACATTTTAGGCCGCATATTAAATATTACTTAGGAGTTGACATGGAATATTATGAGCATGAAGTCGATGTGTTAAAAATATGCTCGGTTTGCGATGAGGAATTTTACGTCATTGAATCATGTTGCGCTTGTTTTTTCTGCGGTAGTGATTTTGTTGATCCTGAAGAATTACCGGAGGTATGTGCGTGAACCAAGACGACCAAGCCCGCGAACAAATGATTGATCAGGCTACTGAGGATCTAGTGAAGTGCCATAAGAATCATCAGGCAATCATGCAAGCTAAATTGTATAAATTGATTTCTGGGCGCTCTCCGGAGCAGGTGGAAATGATGGAAGTTGAGCAGGGGTTGAGTGCGTGAAAATTAAGAACTGGGACAAGTTCCAGCACTTTAAAGATCGTCGCCCACCCTGGATAAAATTACACCGTGAAATTCTGGATCAACTTGATATCAACTTGATATCAGACTGTTCCTTTCGCGTTTTAGTTGGGCTTTGGCTACTGGCGTCGGAAGATGAGACGAAAACTGGGACAATACCCGAAATAGATGTGATTTGTTTTAGATTGCGCAAAGATAAAAAAGTCATAACTCAATCATTACATGAGCTTAGCGTGTTCTTACATCACGATGATATCGATGTGATATCAGATCAATATCAACTTGGACCCCCAGAGACAGAGACAGAGACAGAGACAGAGACAGAACTACTTGCGCAAAAGTTTGCGCAATTTTGGAAATCTTACCCGAAGAAAAAATCTAAGCTCGATGCTGAAAAAGCATGGACCAAATTAAAACCTGACGAGCAATTAACTCAGAAAATTATTTCTGCGGTTGAGTTGGCCAAGACTCAGGACGATTGGACCAAGGATTCTGGAAAGTATATTCCGTATCCCGCTTCTTGGCTTCGAGCTGGTGGTTTTCTTGATGGCGATTTTGGTTCTAACGTGGTTGATTATTTTGACGGTGGCGTATGAGCATCGATGACCTGATTAAAATTCGAAAGCGTGGATTAAAACCGGAATCTGTTTGTGTTTCTTTGGTAGCCGGTGTTTCTGAGTCGATTACAGATCATGATGGTGACTTTGGAATTTTTCGTGGCCTCGATGTGGTTTTAGCTGCAACCGGAATTTCAATCCGAAAATTGCTTGCCATGATAAATCGCCTAAAAACCAACGGCGTTAAAAATTTGGTTCTTTGGTCGCCAAGAAATAATCGACGCATCGTGGTGCTAGAAAATTACATTGTAAATATTCGCGAGGTCACGCATTGGAATAAAATCGATACTTTGGAGATGCCGTTTTGAAGTTAATACCTGACACGGAAATCGACTGGAATTATTACGAGAGCGTACCTGAGGATGCGTGCAACGTTAAGCCTGCGAGCAATTGGTGCGAGAGCGTCATAAATCGTATTCACAGCCCACAGGCGTCTTCTGGCTGGCGCTTACCTTGGGAGAAAACAAATAGCCTCATGAGATTTAGGCCGGGCGAGGTTACAATCTGGGGCGGCATCAACGGGCACAGAAAATCATTGACGCTTGGTCAAGTAGTTTTGGGCTTTAACCATCAAGGGGGTAAGGCTTGCATTGCTTCGCTTGAAATGCCACCAGAGGCAACGATGCACCGGATGACTTTGCAGGCGACAGGGTTGCCAGAGCCTACGCCAGATTATATTAAAACATTCCATCAGTGGACCGATAACAAGCTTTGGATTTATGACCAGCGTGGGTTTGTTAAGCACACTAGAATTGTGGCGCTGACGCGATATTGTTTTGAGCACCTAGGTATTGATCATATGATTATTGACTCGCTCATGAAGTGTGGAATTAATACGGATGACCACAACACACAAAAGAAATTTATAAATTCACTTTGTGATTTAGCTAAAGACTACGGTAAACATGTGCACCTAGTTGCCCACGTTAGGAAAGGGTCTTCAGAATATGATAAGCCAGACAAATTTGATTTAAAAGGCGCTGGCGACATAATCGATCAGACCGATAATTTAATTATCGTTTGGGCTAATAAACGAAAAGAAAAAGATTCTCACAAAAATAATCCAGATGAAAATATACAAAAAGAATCCGACTTGCTTCTGATGGTTAAAAAACAAAGAAACGGTGAGTGGGAAGGGGATTTTCATCTTTGGTTTAATAACGAAAATTTGCAACACGTAAGCGGATCTAACTCTCGTGTTATGAATATGTGCGGTATTGGTAATGAGTCGTTTAACTTAGCATGAGCAAGCAAAGCAACCGCGATGCCATGCCAGATATTACGCGAGCAGTCGATTTTCTTCGAGAATACTTTCCGAATTTGAAAGTTTACTACGCGAAAGAAAACGGAATTGAGATAGGCGGACGCAAATGATCAGAACAAATATAAACTTCATGCTCCCCTTTGAGCAGCACCCAGCTAGCGGTGGCGCAAATAACACTGGCAGCATAGGCAAAGTCATGTTACAGGCACTATACCTGACTACTCCGCTTTGTGACTATGCCGTTTACATCGCGAAAAGATGTGTTGTAAGCGGAGGGCTTGATCTTCATCCCTTAGAGATTAAGCCCTTCACTTTTAGGTAGCATACTAATGGATCTATCAGATAACAGGATTAGACTGACGTTGAATTTTCCTTGCTCGCTAAATGCATACTGGTTTCCGTTTGCCCGGAAAGGCCAAAAGTTCGCGACTATGATTGTAAGCGATAAAGGTCGGGATTATAGAAACTATGTAAGCGGCATTATCGATGAATTTAAGCTCGAAGGTAGATTCACCAACGGTGAAATATTAGAAGTTTGTTTGAAATTATACCCGCGCGACAAGCGAAGACGTGATGTTGATAACTACACTAAGGGTTTATTTGACGCATTATCTAAGTCAAATTTTTGGACTGACGACAAGCAAGTTAAAAAACTCAGCATCGAAATGATGGAGGTTTGTAAAGGCGGTAAAATTGTCATGGATATTTTCCAAATCGGTCAAGAGCAAGTTCAAAAGCAAAAAAAGTTACAGTTATCCGAACCAGCACCATTCTAATTTATCAAAAGAGGATTTTATTATGCAAACGGAACAATCACAAGATACGAAAAAAAGTTACCCAGAAGTGGTGGACGGTACGCATTCTAGTGCTGCCGACCGAGATGAAGCCAGCAAGGCCGCCGCTAACGACGATAAAAAAGAAACCCGGCTTGAACAATTAAGTAAGCAAAACTTAAAACAGCTACAAACAAAAGTGGCCACAGCTGTTAGAAAAATTCGCGAATTTGAAAGCGACCGCTCAGAAGTCAGTGCCGACATGCAATCAGAACGGCAACAGATGGAAGCGATGGGGATATCAAAGAAAGCCTTAGCTATGGCGATTGCAGTTTCAAAAATGTCGGAAGATGAAATGGACGGTTTCGATTTAGCTTATGATATTTGTCGCAAGGCAATTAAGCGGCCTTACAATCCAACTCAAGAAGAGCTGCCGGTTTAGTTGAGATTTCAAAAATATTGACAGAATTGAACTCTAAAGTCTATATTTCCCTTGTAAGCAGGTTTTATCCAAAATAAAAGGAAAGAGAATGCGAACTCGAATGCGATTATTAATTTTTATATCAATGGTTTTTCTATGTTTTAGCGCCTATGCAATGCCGCCAACCGATGCAGGTATTACAAAATACAGCCAATCGGTTGAAAGTGATTTTACCAGTATTAAGACTGAATCGTTTAAGAATGCAGTTTTTGACGTTGGAAATATGGCTGCTTACTCAAAATCAAAAAATAGGCTAAATAAATCCAATAACGATAACAGCGCTAATGCTGAACATCGTGATACTGCGGGGTTAGATTATTTACCTAAGCGAATGTTGGTTAATTATAGTGCTGGCGATATGTTTGCAACCGTATATTTCTATAGTCCAAAAATGGACCCTTTGATTTCTGCTTAGGTTTCGTAAAATAACTAGCTTTAAACCGCCTTCGGGCGGTTTTTGGAGAATATATGCCATCACTTTTGGAATTACGAAATTTATTTAATGATTCTGCTATTAGAAATAAAGTAGATGCGGCGGTTATTGTTGCCGCACAAGGCATATTAAATGAAACCACACCATCGACGGCGCGCAAAGCATGGGCAGCCAAGGCGTTTGCAAACCCAAGGCTCGAAACAAAAAGGATTGTCATGTCTGTTCTTGCTGCAAACAAGAGTGCAACTTTGCCAGCAATTAACGGAGCGTCTGATACGGCAGTCCAGAATAATGTCAATAGCGCGATAAACTTATTCATTGATGCGGACGCGGGGGTCTAGGTATGGCCATAAGTACTGATGCAAGCATCGTATTTTGGGGGACGCAAGACCAGATAGATGACGGCACTACTGCGACAGTTGCCAGCAACGCATATTCTGAGGCATCAAGCGAGTGGACTAATGATGACGACGCAAGGTTTGCTAATTTTGTGCTTGAATGTCAGTTCGATACCACTATGCCAACAGTTGGCAGTATTGGTTTATTTGCAAGGCCGCTTAATATTCAGGGCACAAACGATCCCGAGGTACCGTCAGACAACAACCCAGATACTCAAATAGGTACATTCCGGATTCCTTTCGGTGTTGCTGCGGACAATAACTTTTTCGCCTATGTTTACGGCGCTGAACTGCCGGGTTTTCAAGCTTCCCAAATATACGAGTTTTATTTTAAAAATACGGCTACTGGGCAAACTATAGGTGTTGACTGGAATTTGTGGGTGACTCCCATGGTGGATGGTCCGCGTGCATAGCCATGACTAATAGTTTAAGAAAAAGACTTATAGTACCTGATCACATAGTCCCTATTGATCGCAGTAACCCGCACACAAGAGGTATGTATGTTGACATCTCTCCGAGGTACGGATATTCAGAAATAATAAACGGGCATTCTGGCGCTCCTGAAAACGTTGCAAGAAATAATACCTCGAAAGGCTCGGCCTTTGATTTATCTGGATCTGATTCTGTTATAGATTTTGGTGCGCACCCTGAGTATCAAAACACAGGAGATTGCACGATACTCGTAAACGCGTCATTTGACGCAATACCAGACTCATACCAGGCATTTACGGCTGTTAATTCATCAGGTGAGGCCGAGGAGGATAATTACTTAATCTTTTTTGCGATTAAGTCCGACAAAACACTACAAGTGTTTTGGGAGCAAGGTGCAGGCGGTAATGTGTCATATATAACGTCAGCATCAGTAGGGGCAAATGCAGGAGAGGTACATCAATACGCATTGACGCGCAGTGTTGGCGCTACGAGTTCCGGTGCGTTTTATTTTGATGGCGAGGAACTAGAGACATATTCAGGATTAACAAATACAAGCGGCGGCACTAATTCGTCATTGTTAGTAGGCACAGATTATTTAAGTGGCGGCGTTTGGAATAAACCATTTGACGGTAAAATTATTGGCATAAGGTACTTCGACCGTGTACTTTCGGCGTACGAGATAAAAGATTATTCTAATAATTGGTCGCTTTGCTATAAAAAAATTAATGCAAGAGTTTATGTCCCTGCGAGTGTTGTAGCGGCATCAACACTAATTTACAAAACTAACCCAATGAAACAACATTTAGTGAGGTGAAAATATACCATGGGTAGAATTCAGATTGCAGAGTTTGAAGATGTAGCAATAACGGCGGCACAAGATTTGTTTGAGATCTTGTGTGCATCAACGGGAATTATTGAAATTCACGCAGTTGAATTGGGGCAGACGTCTGATGTTGGCGATGCCGCCGAAGAAATACTAGAGCTTGAGTTTGTGCGTGGTGATGGCACGGTAACATCAGGTAGTGGGGGTAGCACTGTTACGCCACAACCTAAAGATAACGGCGACTCAGCGCCAGCGGCAACCGTCGAAGCTAACAATACGACAAGAATGGTTGTTGGTACTGGTGTATTAGACCCGCAAGGGAAAGAAACATGGAACGTAAGAATCCCATACAGCAAGATATGGACGCCAGAGTTACGGCCATTAATAACCCCTGGCGACAGGTGGACTTTTTCTTTGAATGATGCGCCAGGTGATTCGCTTACTTGCAGTGCAGCCGTATATTTCGAAGAAAAAGGTGGTTAATCGCTGCATACCACAACTGAATCATTCTAAAGAATAATCGGAGCTTAGACATGAGTAAAAAGAATATTGATAATATCGTTGCAGCCAGAGATGCAAAGCTAAAACGTAAATCTGAACGTAAACGTATGGAGCCACTACAAAAGCTGTTAAACAAAAAATCTCCCAAGTGTCGCCAATGTGTCGGCTCTATACTTTTGCAGAACGATGCGGTTAAGGAAGAAATTTTCAATACGATCACGGAAATCAACGCTCTAGCAAGCGAGATTAAAAATTTGTCTGACAATGAAGTTAGTGTATTAATCGATAGCCTATGAGTTACGGTGTATTTAGAAGCTATCCCCGGAGATTACCGAGACAGAACTTTATTCCGTCTTTAGCTTCTGTTGCACCAAATACAAGTTTGCCGGTTAAGCCGGTTATTAACTTCGACGCATTTTATGACCTGTATGACCATAATTTATATTCTAAACGGGCGAAATTTATACCGACGTTGTTGTCAATATCTCCAGCTTCTCTGGTACATGACGCAAAAGAGCTACCGGCTAGAGAGACCGTCCATAGCATTAAATATTATCAAAAAAGTGTTGCGTTTGTTCCGTCACTAACGCCAGCGGTATCTAAATCGTTATTAATTCCAAGGAAGGTGTTGCCCGTAAGGGCTGCTAAGCCAAGTTATAAGTATTACGGCACGAAGAAAATATCAATACCGTCAGTAGTGCCCGAGCCATCTTTATTATTTGTACCCCCAAGACGTATCGAGCTGGATATCATTGGTAAAAAGGCGATTGATTACGATTACCATTACAAAGCCAAAGATTATTACAAACTGATTGGCACCGTCACACCGCCACCAGGTATTGGATCATTAGCGGTTAAAAATAATTCGTGGTTATTTTGGGCGAATAACGAAACATATAATTATCATGCAAAGCCCTGGATTAGGCCGCTAGCATTACCTGGCGGCGCAATAGAATTGCCATCTATCGCGGGAAGATCATTTATAAGCTCTATCGGCGTTGCAGGGTCAAGCGCCATAGATAACACGGCGGTAGCTGGGGCAAGCTCAATCACTATCTCGGTGCAAGGTAGATCATTCATCAATAACCAGTCCGTCGCCGGGAAAAGCACAATTACTCAAGATGGCGTGGCCGGCGAATCGGAGATAAAAGATGGGGTTTAAACTTTTAGAATCTGGGAAAAAGATTTATTTAGATGCTGGCTTTGTAATGACAGCAAACACCGAGCTCACTATTACGTTCAAAAAACCTGATGACTCGGTAGTTACTAAAACCAAGCCAAACGTAGTCCTGGAAACTGTGAATGCGGTACTCCCGGTTATTGGTGCGGTCACGGCGAACGAATATGTGTCTTACGCCATCGAGGCAGGCTTTCTAGACCAGGCTGGTGATTGGTGCGCCTATCTGACCTATACAGACGACACAAAAACACCCGATGATTTTTTTAAAGGGTCACAATTCCCTTTTACTGTCGGCGACCCAGATTGCCCGGACAATTAGCATGACCTATAACAAAAACGAATACGGCTCAAAAATATACGCAGACTTTGGCGTCGATATCAGCAAAGCCACCAATAAGACGATCTATTTGCAACCTAAGTTCGGAGACGAGAAAACGTTTACCGCCAATTTAATATCTGGGACCAAAAATGTAGAAGTCGACGACATGGGTTACATTGCAAAGGAGTTTTTAGAATATACGTTGCAAGATGGTGATTTGGATTATGTTGGCCAGTGGCGTGTTAGGGGCTCCGTTGTATTGGGTGGTAAATTAATTAAGACTGATTACGTGTTGTTTACGGTGTTGGCGTAGTGGCTGCGAAAAAGAAAAAATCGGTTAAAAAGAAAACCGTTAAAAAGGCGAAACCTGTCGTCAAAAAGAGAGCCGCTAAAAAGAAAAAGACCAAAAAAAAGAACGCGACAGCAGCCAGCGTGCAAAAGAAAATCGCTAAAGCCAAGTCGAAATCAAAAGAAAAAGACCACCCACTGAAGGGCAATAAATTCTGGCTAGCAAGAACGAAAGTTGGCCGAGAAAAGATATTTGAAAATACTGAAATACTTTGGAGCGTCGCTTGTGAGTATTTCGACTGGGTTGACAACAATCCTTTGCTTGAGGAGAAGTTATTTAGTTACAGGGGCGGCGTCACCCGAGAGACTGTACATAAAATTCGAGCGATGACCATTGAGAGCCTATGTTTATATCTAGGTATTGGTAAAAGCACCTGGTCAGACTATAAACAAAGAGATGATTTTTCGGCCATCGTAGTGCAAATTGAAAACGTCATTCGTAGCCAAAAGTTCGCTGGCGCGGCTGCTGACTTACTAAATGCCAATATTATAGCTAGGGATTTGGGGCTTAAAGACAAGACCGACGTTACAAGCAACGACGAACCTATAAAAAACGAATGGCATATTCACCCAGTCACCACAATTGATAAATAGCTAACGCTAGGCAGGCATCAATGCCAAAAATTGACCTACGAGTTGTAGAGCCTATATCTTGGCTCCTATCAAAACCTAAACGTATTAAAATTGCTGTAGGCGGCCGAGGCTCGCAAAAGTCTACCGGTGTTGGCGATATCATGCTGATGTTTGCAGACAGCGGTGAGCGTATATGTTGCTCACGTGAATTCCAAAATTCGATAGACGACTCCGTACATGAAAATCTTAAGGTAGAAATCGACCGGCTAGGTATTGACGGCTTTACGGTCATGAATAACGAAATCCGTAGCCATTCAGGCGGGGAGATATTTTACAAGGGCTTGGCCCGAAATATCACATCACTCAAATCCTTGGCTGGCGTTAAACGACTATGGATCGAGGAGGGGGAATCGGTAAGCGGAAATAGTTTAAAAGTATTAACCCCTTCGATACGATCCAGTGCCGCTGCAAACGAAAATGACGAAGAACCTCCCGAAATATGGATAACCATGAACTGGGGGGATTCAATGGGCGCGATTGCAGAAAAATACCTTAAAAGAGCCGAGTCCAGCTTAAGAAAAACGGGCCGATATGAAGATGATCTGATGATGGTCGTCCAGGTTAATTGGCGCGACAACCCTTGGTTTCCTCCCGAGTTAGAACAAGAACGCCAGGACGATTACGAAAACCTGTCTCGCGCCGAATATGATTCAATTTGGGAAAATGAATACGGAGATACGGTACCAGGCGCGATTATCAAGCCTGAATGGTTTGACGCTTGCGTTGACGCTCACAAAATACCAAGACTATCTGAGGCGCTTAAGCCGAGAGGTGCGGTTGTAGCGGCTCACGATCCCTCTGACACCGGGAAAGATTCAAAGGGTTTTGCGGTTCGTCATGGATCTGTCATTTTGTCAGTACAGGAAAATGACGAAGGGGAGATCGACGACGGTTGTGATTGGGCGGCTGGATTAGCGGTTGAGTATGGTGCTGATTGTTTTGTTTGGGACGGTGACGGCATGGGGGCCGGACTTAAACGGCAGGTTGCAACCGCTTTTGCTGGCACTAAGACAACGTATCACATGTTTCGTGGTTCGCTCTCAGGTAAAGCCCAAGATAATGCTAAACAGGATTATATGCCTGTACCCTCTGATATTGCGCCAACCGGAACCAAGAAATCAAAAACCTATGCCCAGACATTTAAGAACAATCGATCACAGTATTACACAGCGCTCGCTCGACGTTGCTACATGACATACCTCTGTGTTGTTAAAGGCAAATACATCGATCCCGATGAAATGATTAGCTTTGATTCAGAGGGTATTGCTGACCTCGCAAAGCTTAAATCTGAAATCTGCAAAATCCCAAAAAAGAAAAATCCTTCCGGGTTGATACAAATCATGAGCAAGGATGATATGTGGGTATTAGATATTCCGTCACCCAACATGGCCGACTCAGTAATGATGTGTTTGTATATTCCCGTCGTTAATCCTATTATCGACTTAGATTTTGAATCGGAATTTTGAAAATGACCCCAGAACTAGAAAAAATACATAAGCTGGCAATGGAGCGCTTCGAGAGTGTTTATAGCGCGGAACGAGATCAACGAAAATTAGCGCTTGAGGACATGCGTTTTGCTCACGCTGAGGATGGGCAATGGGATGATATTGCGTCCGAGAAAAGGAAAGACAGGCCAAGATATACAATAAACCGTGTCGCCGGAGCGATTGATCAGGTGTGCGGCGGTCAGCGTCAAAACAGAACCCAGATAAAAGTTAGACCCGTAACCGATGGGTCTGAAGACGTTGCAAAAATTAAAGCCGGGCTGATTAGAAATATTGAATTAAATTCTGACGCTGAGAGTATTTACGATAGCGCGTTTGATGAAGAAACCACCGGTGGGTATGGTGGATGGAGAATATTAACTCAATTTAAAGCCGAAGATTCTTTTGATCAAGAGATTGTTTTAGCTCCGATAAAATCTGCCGCATCATCATTGTTTTTTGACCTTAGCGCCGAGAAGTACGACAAGAGAGACGCAAATTGGGCTTTTTACATTCAGAACAAAACACTAGAGTCGTTTAAGTCAGAGTATCCAAACGCGACCATTTCAAGTTTTGAAGGTCAAGATTATTTCACTGGCAACTGCAAAGGCTGGTTTCAGGATAAAAAAATAAGGATTGCCGAATACTGGGAAGTTGAAATGGTGCCGGCAACTATTGCCTTGATGTCGGATGGTCGAGTTCTGAATATCACCGAAGAAGAAAAAGTACTCGACGAATTAAAAGAGAAAGGTATCGTTGTTGTGGATACTCGCAAATCCCACGTTAGAAAAGTGCAAAGCTACATTATGAACGGGGCTGAAATACTCAAAGGCCCAATGCCGTGGGCGGGTAAATTTATTCCCCTGGTGCCAGTTTATGGTAGGACTTTTAATATCGAGGGCGAAGATTATATTCGTGGGATCGTTCGTTTAGCAAAAGACCCGCAGCGAATCTATAACTATGCCACATCAAATTCCATAGAAGTCACGGCGATGACGCCTAAAGATCCTTACTGGATTACGCCTAAGCAGGCAGCAGGCTACGAGACGGCACTAAAGAAATTCAATACAAACAATTCGCCGTTTATGTACTTTAACCCTGACCCAGATGTGCCGGGAGCGCCACAACGATCCGGTGCACCTCAGTTGCAACAATCCCTTATCCAGCAGGTTTCGCAAGCGGGCGACGACTTGGAGGCAACCACAGGATTATACGCCCCAGCAATGGGTAATGCCCCGCAGTTATTGAGCGAAAAATCAGTAAGGTCGCAAGCTGAGAAAGGCGATAGGTCTACATATGTATTCAGCGATAACCTGCATAAATCAATTAAATATACAGGCGACATCCTTATTGATTTATTGCCAAGAATAATGGACAGGCAGCAAGTTGTTAGAGTGTTAAATTTTGACAATACAACCGAAAACGTCGAGATAAATGCTAAATCTTTCGATGACTTTAATCAGCCAATTATTGATAAAGAAACCGGGGAGCAGGTTATTGTAAATGACTTAAGTGCAGGTAAATATGAAACTTTTGTCGAAGCCGGACCCGCATATAACACGTTACGTCAAGAGTCTGCGCAACAGCTTATTGATTTAACGGCGGCATCACCAAGATTTGAAGCGCTGGCGACCGATTTGATTGCTAAAAATATTAACGTAATTGAGACGGACGAACTTACCAAGCGCGTTAGAAAGCAAATGATTTCCGAAGGGATCGTAACCCCAACGGAGGATGAGGTTAAGGAATTCGGTCTAGATCAGGAACAGAAGCCGGACGAAACACAAATGGAATTATTAGAAAACCTACGCTTCCAAAATGCGGAAATTATGGCCCGCATTGATAAAATCAACTCAGAAACCGACAAAGCTGATGCGTCTACCCTTGATATAAAAATGACATCGCAAGGTCGAGCTATCAAAGCATACCAAGATTTAATTAAATCTTACGCCGAACAATCAGAGCTCGGTTTAGATTTAGGCATCAGCGAAATTATGTTGCAAAAAGCACAACAAGGGATTATTGATTTATCTCAAGAGGAGCTTGTGGCTAACAATACATGACCCTCTCTGTCAAAAATTACAAAATAGTTGCCATTAAAAAATTATTTGCTATTATTGCGATAAGTTGACCACTACTTAGTGTGGGCTATCACTCCTTAGAGGCTAAAAAAATGACCGATGAAACTGTTTCAGATGAAGCGGTTCTCGATTCTTTGGAGGGTGACGAATCTGACACCACTCCACAAGACGAAAACCAAACTCCTAAAGCGACCGAGGAATCATCTCCCTCACAAAATGCGTTACCTGATGCAGCTCAAGAAGCTGTAAACAATCGCATAAGCAAGATTACAGCCCAGAAATATGCAGAGACACAGCGTGCTGATGCTGCCGTAAAACGCTTAAAAGAACTTGAGGAAGCGAATAACTCCGCCGAAAATCAAGTGTCAAGCGGCGAACCAAAGCTCGAAGACTTTGATTTTGATGAGAGCAAGTTTAATGAAGCTTTAGTCAATTACAGAGTTGACCAGCGTTTCGAACGGCAAGCACAAGATGTAAGTCGAGCCAAAGATGATAACGTTAGGCGAGATCGTGAAGATGGATTTAATGTTAAGCAAGCTAAGTACATTACTGAAAATCCTGATTACGATAACGATATAAAAAATCTTCCAATTTTTCAGGAAGAGACGTTACACGCAATTATGTCAATGGAGAATGGTCCGCAAATGGCCCACTACCTTGGTAAACATCTCGACGTTGCAGACGAAATCGCTAGCGCCTCGCCTATGATGGCTGCAATTAAATTGGGTCAAATTGCAGGTAGATTAACTGCAACGACAAAAACTACTGAAAAAACCAATGCGCCCGCTCCCGTTGAAACCATAAAGCCTGGTAATGCAGTTATTGATCAGGAGGCCGACGGGGTAAGGTACGAATAGGAGAGCTTTGTGGCAAATTCATTTGATAGCAATTTCACGCGAAAACTTGCGAAGGGTTTTATGAAATCCTTTGAGAGCAGTCGCGTTTTATCTAAAAACGTAAATACTCAATTACTTGATGGTAAGTTTAAGCCTGATACAGGCAACACGGTAGACTTTAAGCGAGCCAATGATTACACGTCGGTTCGAACCTCGAACGGTGACGTATCAGGGGCGACAAAGTCCGATATCATTACCGGTAAAGCGCAAGGTGTTGTCCAGGATTATTTCACGGCATTTGTTGATTATGACGAAGCCGATGAAGCGACAAAAATGGATGAGTTAGACCAGCTTCTTGCTCCATTGGCCACCCGCATTGTTACCGATTTCGAAATAGATTTTGCCGCATACATGATGAAGAATACCGGGCTTCTAGCGGGCACGCCGGGTAGTTATGTTAGTACGTGGGCCCATGTCGCTGAAGCCGGGGCCGTTATGAGCGCTTCAGGCATTCCATCAGATATGCCTTGGTGTTATGCGATTAACCCATACACGCAGTCAACACTAGCAGGCGTACAACGTAGCCTGGGTGCGGGTGGTTCTGCGGGCGGAATAATTTCAGAATCTCATCGCAAGGCGATCTTAACCGAAAACTTTGCAGGCATGAAAGTGCTGGCCGCCACCACCCTTGACAGCTTTACTATTGCAACGGGCGCTGATCGTGCTGGCACATTGTCCGGCAATCCTACTGTTACGTATTTAGGCGCTAAGGATACGATGACGCAGACGTTAGCGTTAGCGGGGTTCCAAGCGAACTTGGTTATAGCGGCTGGTGAGACAATACAGATTACAGGCCGTAATCGTCTTAACTTGTCTACTCGTAAGCCGATTGTTAACGGCGCTGGTGCAAATGTTTTGTTCACTGGGACCGTCACGGCTGGCGTTACATTGAGCGGTACCGGTACCGGTAACATCGTAATAACCGGTCCGGCAATTTACGAAGCAACAGGCGCTTACAATACAACGGCTACCGCTGCAGTCTCTGGCGATGTTGTAACGTTACTAGGATCAGCGGGCGATGTTATTCAGCCTAACTTGTTTTGGCACAAAAACGCTTTTTCAGTTGGTTCAGTGCCCATTAAGAAACTGCACTCTACAGATACACTTGCAACGTCGAAAGACGGTTTGCAAATACGTGTATCCAAAGGTGTAGGATTTTTAGAAAACAATAACAAAGTTAGATTTGATTTTCGTCCAGCATATGCAACGCTAAACCCATTCTTCGCAGGCCAAGGTCACGGGTAATTAATACCTGAGTCATCCTGCTATAACCAACGGGGGCTTATGCTCCCGTTTTACCAGGTAAATATCATGCTATATGTAAAGCCAAACGGCACAGAGATCGAGTTAAACGACACGGATGCTAGCGTTAACTACGCTTCTGAGCATGGCTGGGAGCCCAAGGACTCGAAGCCTAAGCAACCCAAGCCCAAGGACTCGAAGCCTAAGCAAAGCGGTAAATAATGGCGTCTGGAATAGACATCATAAGAAGAGCATTCGCCCGCGCCGGGATACGTGCGGCTGAATCACCGCTCGAATCTGATGAAATAGAGGACGGCCGTTTATTGCTTAACGATATGCTTAGCAATTGGGAGCCTGTTTATCACTTTGGGTTTTCGCCAATCTCTGAAGTAACTGAGTCTGTAAGAATACCAAGGTTTTCGAATATGGCAGTAACCGACGCTTTAGCCGTTATTTTGTGCCCAGAATATTCGAAACCTGTAAGCGCAGCACTTGCGGCGTCAGCAAAACTAAGTATGCAAATGATGTTAATAGCGATATCTGATTTAAGCGATGTTGATATGCCCAGCACTTTACCCAAGGGAACGGGTAACGAGTGCCACGATTATTACGATGATAAATTCTTCGAGGAAAAAGACAAAGCTAATTTCTGATGAAAACGCAGCTCGATATATTTTCAGGGTTCTACGAAAGCGATTCGAAACCGATATCGTCACAGAATTGCATTAACTGGATCCCGGCGATTACTGAAGGCGGCGCACTAGCGGTTAATTCGCTGTTGACACCTCAATCATTATCTACATTCGGAAGTGCTGGTGCTGGATCTAATCGCGGCTCGATAAAAATGGCCAAGGTGCCGTATTTCGTTAACGGCAATACTCTGTACTCACAGGATTCTAGCGGGGTATCTACTGCATTAGGAGTGATTACGGGCTCAGGCAGAGTATCGATGGCTACGAACGGGGTGAAGCTCTGTATCGTTGTTCCCGGATCTACGGCTTATGTTTATAACGGCACAACTACTGAGCCTATAACTGATCCTGATTTTAGGTTGTCAGACATTGTAGTTTATAAGGATGGCTATTTTGTATTCTCAGCGTCGGATGGGTCGGTATTTTTTAACTCTGAACTGAATGATCCCTCGAACATTGACCCCTTGGATTTTGGCACGGCAGAAATCAACCCGGATTTGATTGTGTCTGAGCACGTCAGTCACAACGAATTATTTGTGCTAGGCGAAGAATCAATAGAAGTGTTTCAAAATGTTGGCGGCTCTGGCTTCCCCTTCCGCCGCATACCAGGAGCCAACATACAAAAGGGATGTTATGCGAAATTTAGTCCGCTTGATTTTGACAATACATTTTTGTTTATTGGTGGCGGTAAAAATGAGAAAGCAGCTATATGGCGGGTGGTTAGCAGCCAATCGGCGCAAAAATTATCAACGGACGCCATCGATAACGCAATCCAAAAATTTACTCGTGACGAAATTGCAGATGCTTTTTCGTTTACTTATACGGTAAGCGGTCAGTTCATTGCAGCTTTTACAATTAACTCGACGGCCATTGAATCAAAAACATTTTGTTATAACGCCACATCAAAAAAATGGTTTCAAATGCGCTCAGGATTAACGGGCAGCTGGCGTGTCAACTCAATAGTTTACGCTTACGACAAGTTACTGTGTGGTGATGCTGTTGATGGGCGAATTGGATATCTTAGCGACGTTTACTCTGAATACGACTTAATTATTTACCGAGAAAGAACTAGTCAGCCGTTCATTGTTGACGGAAATTCGCAGTACTGGCCAGAGATTAAATTAACAATAGAGTCCGGTGTTGGGTTAACGACCGGCCAGGGCGATAACCCTCGAATCAGAATGTCTTTTTCTGACAACGGAGCCCGAACATTTACCCCGGAGAAATCTAGATCGTTTGGAAGGAAAGGGGAATATAACATAATTCCAACGTGGCGCCGCAATGGTCGCGTACCCTCACACCGAATTGTGAGAATTACCGAAACTGATCCGGTCCGGTGTAATCTAATTCGGACGGACGCAGTGATCGAGCAAGGCTATGGGTGAAGTTATAGCGCCAAGGCGTGATGAATCGATTATCGACGAGAATGGCAGGCCGAGTCTGCGATTTGTACAGTATCTTGAGCAAAGCGCCGGGCAGGTAAACGAAACTGTATCGGATACAGAAATTGACTCGTCGTCCATTAATCTGTCAGTTGGACAGGTTGCCGCGATCAATAAAAGACTAGACGATATTGAAATTCAGTTGGGTATTTATCCTGCTGATACTAGCGAGAAGGATTTGATTGCACGTATCGAAACGATTGAAATGTTAAGTGTAACGCCTGTTAGTGCGATAATCGCGCAACTGCAGGCACAAATTGACGACCTAAAATTACGAGTGAATTAGCATGTCTATAAATAAAATACTTGCAGACGGCGTACGACCATCCTCGACCGCATTGCAAACGCTATACACCGCGCCATCATCCGGGGCAGGTACCCGTGTTATTGCTTTTACTGCGAGCAATGATTCGGCCAGCCCTGAAACCTATGACTTACACATAGTCCCAAATGGTGGGAGTGCAGACTCAACAAACAAGATTGTTCCGGCGGGCGCGGTAGCCGCCACCAATGGTACCGATGTGCCCGCTGAGCCACAAAATCATTTGATACCGGCAGGAGGTACATTACAAGTCAAGGTATCAACCATAAATACTATTGCATTTCGCGCAACCGGGATTGAATTTTAATGGCTATAGATGACTTTTTTTTACCTGGCGCAGAGGACGCTGTGGCAGAAACAGATGATAGCCCACTCAAGGATCCGCTTGATATTTTTGGTGGAAAGGCGTCTGCAAAAGCCAGCGAAGCGTCCTTAGCAGGTACTCGCGAAGGAATCGCCGAGCAACGTCGTCAATTTGATATCACCGAAGGAAATTTTAGACCCTTTAGAGAAGCGGGCTTGTCTGCACTTGGGCGACAACAAGCGCTACTTGGATTTGGCACGCCCGAGGAACAGCAAGCAGCAATTGATGCGTTTCAGCGTACGCCGGGGCAAACGTTTTTGCGCGATCAACAGGAAAGAGCGCTATTAAGAAACGCATCGGCAATTGGTGGACTAGGTGGCGGTAATATCCGCACAGCTCTACAAGAAAATGCATTTAATCGCGCATCAACTGAGTTCGGCACTAACTTAAATCGTCTCGCAGGTATATCCGGTACCGGTCAAACTGCTACGCGTGACGTTAGCCAGTTTGGGCAAAATACGGCGAATAACGTCACAGGATTAATACAGCAAGGTGCACAGCAACGTGCATCAGGCATACAAGCGCAACAGCAAGCCAAGTCAAATACAATACAAACCGGTGCTGGTCTCGCTGCAGCCTTTTTCTCAGATGTCCGACTTAAGGAAAATATTGTAAAAACTGGCGAGGTTAACGGCCACAATTGGTATACGTGGGACTGGACTGAAGAAGCAAAATTACTAGTTGGTGACCAACCATCTGAGGGAGTCATTGCTCAAGAAGTGTATGAGGATGACCCACAGGCGGTTCGGTATGATGAGTACGGCTACTTAACCGTTGATTACGAGGTACTATCCAATGCCGCGTAATCAATTTAGTCCTATCGGTCCCGATATACTGGGCGCTGTCGGGCAGGGTCTTTCAGTTCGCCAGGCTTTCCAAAATGAGCAGAACAAGAACCTTTTGCGTGAGCAGCAGCAATCGCAACTTTCTACTCGGCAACGTGCTGTCGGCGTTCCTTCGGTTACGCCAGAAAATGAATCACAGGAAGATTCAAAGCTTCGCATGTTTGCCGACAATCCAGAGCTTGCGACTAAATTACTTAAGGGGCTAGGAATAAATAGCCAACAGCAAAAACAGGAAGCGGCGGACTTTGCTCTTGACGTCCGAAACACTAAAGATCCAGAGAAAAAAATTGTAAAAATTAAAAGGCGTATTGAATCTCTTATCAAAGGAGGTCGAGACGCAACTAGCACAATGGATTTACTTGGTCAAAATCCTGAAACTCTAGACGGCGCATTAGAAAATCTTGGTGCAGCGGCGTTGACTGAGTTGCAGCGCGTTAAATCTAAACAAGCAGTACTTGATAGTAGCGGAGCAGACGAAGTTCAGTCATCTTCTATGATGCCGGGCGGCGTGGTTCAAATCGTCAGAAAAAGCGGGGCAGTCGAAACTATCTCCCCCGAGCAGGCGTCAGCTCAAATAATCAGAAATGCTGAAGACAGAGGTGTAAACCTGCAGCAGAAACGAGCGCAAGGAAGGACGTTAGGTAAAGACGCCGCAAAGGCTGCCAGTACCGCGTCGAAAGAAGTCACGAGCTTAAGAAGAAACAACCTTTTACTTAAAAAAGTTATTGGAGAAGTCAAGGCCGGTGCAGACACGGGGCCTTTATCCAGTAAACTACCTAGCTTTAGGGCGGCCTCGGTTCGGCTCAACCAATTACGTAATAAGCTGGGGCTGGATGTTGTCGGCTCAGTTACTTTCGGGGCGCTTTCCGAGGGAGAGCTAACTTTGGCGTTAAGCACTGCATTACCGAACGCTCTTCAGGGCCCAGAATTAATTAAATGGACCGAAGATAAAATTTCAGCACAGGAAAAATTAGCGACCTACCTTGAGGACCAGGCTATATTTTTATCCGAACCTGGGAATACATCGGCGAAATGGATACAGCTACAACGTAGGCAGTCAGCGCAAAAAGCCCCACAAAGTTCCACTCAGTCAGCCGTACAATCTCAATCAAAAACTTCTTTGCCACCTGGCGTGACTGAGGAGGATGTTACTGAAACCATGAGAATACACGGAGTGACCCGCCAGCAAGTCCTAGAAAGGATAAGTCAGTGATGGCTGGGCGAGACTTATTTGCTAACATATCCGCCCCAGTAGCGCCCAAAGGTAGAGACCTATTTGCGGAGAATAAAAATGCCCCTAGACGACGTGCTGACGATAATATTTCTTCTGGCGTTTCTGATCCTACACCAGAGTTAGACTTTCCCGGTGCCAGTGTTATTGAGCCTGCCGCTACATTAATTAGCGGGGCCATAGCCGAGCCGATTGCAGGCATTGCCGGCATTATTCAGTCGCTTAATCCGTTTTCTGAGGAAGGCTCGGGAGCCAAGGCCGTTGAAAGCGTCAAAGAGAGCCTAACCTTCAAACCAAAAACTGAGCCCGGTAAAAAAGGATTGCAAGCTGTTTCCGATGTAATGGAGCCGGTGGCAAGCGCATTAAGTGAAGCCGAGTCATTTTTAGGAGATGAGGCGTTTGAGTCAACAGGAAGCCCGGCTTTAGCTGCAGCGGCAAAATCTATCCCAACAGCTTTACTAGAAATAATCGGTCTTGCTTCAGCGAAGGGCGTAATAAAAGGCGCTAACAAAACAAAGGTTGCATCTCAAGAAAGGCGTGTTCAGAAAGCAATCGTAGAGTCTGCGCCTGATATAGATCAATTAAAGGATGTTTCACGAAAAGTTTACAAGGAGCTTGATGACTCGGGAGTGACATTGAGAAAAAAACCTTTTGCAGGCATGGTGAATAAAATTGAAAGCGCTGTACGCAAGTCAGGATTTGATGAAGATATAACGCCAAAAACAGCGAAGGTTTTGAAGAGACTTAAGAACGAAGTTGGCGCGACACCGAACCTAACCGAAATAGATAACCTAAGAAAGCTCGCGCAAAGTGCGGCGTCAGCATTAGAGCCGGCAGATGCCAGATTAGGAAATATTGTCATTGATAATATCGACAGCTTTCTAGACGAAGTTTCCCCGCTTGCTTTTCAAGGCGCGGGCGTGAAGGTTGCTGAAATAGGCCCAAAGTTTAAAGTGGCCAGGGGGCTCTGGGGCCGAGCAAGACGATCAGAGCTAATCAGCGAATCTTTTGAAAAAGCAAAAAATCAAGCTAGTGGATTTGAAAATGGTATTGTCGTTCAGTTTCGATCTATATTAAATAACAAAAAGAAATCAAGATTTTTTAAGCCTAAAGAGATTAATGCTATGCAGGACGTTGTCCGAGGCACTACCGCAACTAATATCGCCAAGCTTATTGGCAGACTCGGGTTTTCTGAAGGTCACGCCACTAACGTGCTGGGCGGGTTAGTTGGCGCATCGGTTGGCGGCGCAGTATTCGGGGCGCCTGGTGCTATAGCGGTCCCTGTCTTGGGCCAGCTATCTCGTAAGCTTGCACAAAAACTTACGCGCAACAATGCCGAGTTGGCCGACATCATTGTGAGAGCCGGGCCAGACGCGAAGAAAATAGCGGCGTCATACTTGTCAAGATTTCCTAAAAATCAAAGATCATCGGCGGAGTTATCGGAATTGCTTGCCAGGCCTGAAATAGATTTAGAACCCCTATTAAATACAGGCAACAGACTAACTCGTGAGGCTGCTGAAATAGCAAAAGGAAATAGAATTTTAAAGGTCGTAGCTGGATCGGCGGCTATTTCATTGCCGGCCTTGATCGAGACAGATAGCGCACAACCAGAACAAAAGGGAACACAATAATGGGCCGCTTCGTTTTACCTTATCAATCCGTTAATGATGCAAATTTCAAGGCGTTGCCAGGGGCTTTGCTATATTTCCGAGATGCGTCCACGAATAAATTAAAAGACACATTTACTGACAAGAACCTAACCGCAGGCAAAGAGAATACAAATCCGGTTGTTGCAAATGATCAAGGACAGTTTGGAGATATATTTTATGAGCCAGGGGAATACTCAGTTGAACTTACCGATAAAAATGGATTTACGCAGCCAAATTACCCGGCAAATCCAGTATCAGATTTAGGGTTTGATGCGGACTTATGGAGTCAAGCCGAAGCCGCGACACGCACATCAACAACCACATTTACCATCTCTGGTATAGATCAAACAACCAAGTACCACGCGGGGCGCAGAGTAAAATTAACGGGCGGGTCTAATGTTTATGGTACCGTGCTTTCGTCAGCATTTGTAACTGATACAACGGTGATGGTTGTAGTCGATTCAGGCGGCAGCCTTAATGCAGCAATGACGAATGCGCAAGTTGGTCCTGCGGTTGATTTAACGAGTTCTCAGCAGCAATTTTACCCCCCTAAGTCCGTAGAAAACGGTGTAGTAAATATGCAGTACCAGTATGGCCATATATTTCGTTTTATGACTGGGGCCGAAATAAAAGATTATGAAGACAGAACAGCACTGCTTGATATAAGTAGCGCGCTAAATAATTGCCATAGCTCGATGCCAATATCTGGCGGTACAATTAATTATTCAGCGGGTAAGGGTCGTGTTGATTCTGCGATCGTTTCCACGAAACACAACGTTAATATAATTGGGGAGGGGAAAGGGGAATATGGAACATCAGCCACAACCACAGCGGGAGCAACCGAATTAGTAACTGACAAAGGAATTTACATATTCGATTTCGGGAGCGCTTCAGCAACAATACATGGCGGCCCCAGAATTGAATCAATTGGGTTTCAGGACGACAGCGCTTTGCAAGACAAATCTCTTGGCGCTATACGTATTCGCCGAATGAATCATCCTCATATTATTAATTGTGGTATAAAGAGTTTTAAAAAGACTGGGGCAACTGGGGTTTTACTAGATGGGACTGGCGACTCGATAATCCTGCCCCACATCCTAGGTACAAACATCCGAAGTGCCGATATTGGGATTCGCACCCTATCCTCTGTCACTGGAATATTGGTCCAAGGTGGCTTTATTGCTAACTGTGCTGCGATAGGAATTGATATTGCTAATACAGGTGCGGAGCTATTATTTTATGGCGCTATCGATGCTTGTCCAATCGGTATAAATCTACAGTCAGATGGCTCTGTCATTCGTGGCCGTATTGAGATATGTGCTGTCGGCGTCACAACAAGCAGAAACAATAATGACATCGGCGGATTTTATCAAAATAACACGACTGATATTGAGTTAACTGGCTCTCAGTCTGGGACCATCATATCTAACATGGTCAAGCCGTCTGGAAACCCCATAATAACAGGCACAGCTCAGACACAGCTTAATAAGTTTAACCTGCGTCATACTGGATTAATAATTGGCCCTCAATCTAGCGCAGGGTCGCTAACAACTGTTAATCATATTATAAGCGCCGAAGCTACATTAGACTTTCCTAGCACGCTAACCCAAGAACATTCTGATTTGACCATAACTGTTAACGGGGCCGTAGTAGATGACGGTAACGATGTAATCTTAGGCGTTCCTAACGCGTCGGTTCCGGGGGCTTGTTGTGGTTACTGGGGATTTGTTTCTGCGGCTGATACTGTGACAATTAGGTTTTGGAATGCGAGTACTGGCACTTTAAATCCCGCTAATGGGACGTTTAGAGCTACTGTTATTAAGCATTTATAAAGGGGATTTTTTTGAATTTCAGCAAATTATTCGAAACATTAAAAGGTCCGCTTCTTTCTGTTGCGTCCACGTTTATACCGGGAGGGCCTGCAATCCTTGGTGCTATAAATGCAATTCTACCCGATGATAAAAAACTACCAGATTCGGCGACGGGCGGAGATATTAGGCTGGCAGTACAGCAGTTGCCTCCTGCGCAGCGAGCGTCATTAATGGAAAAACAGCTTGATGTACAGATCGCAGAAATAAGCGCATGGGAGGGGATACAGGCATCACTCGCGCAAGCTGATGAAGCCGGATCAAGCACTCGACCATTTATAGCGCTAATGATGGCTTGGGTAGTCGTCGTGGTTGTTATTATCTTTGTTTTGGTTTGGGCTGTAGCGATAGCAACAGAAGACAGCAATACGTTATCGGCGCTCGCGAACTCATGGCAGCTTATGCTAGCCATTATTGCCACACCTACCGTTTTACTGCGATCCTATTTCGGGATGCGTACAAAAGAAAAAATGGCGCGATATAGTGCGGCAACCGAGCAACCGTTTGGATCAATTGCCAACCTAATCGGAGCGCTAAAGAAATGAAAAAGATCGCCAGCATATTTGCAGACTTCCGTACAATTTATCTCGGCATCATAATACTACTCAGCGGTGCCGCTTGGGCTGGGGACGCTCGATGGATGAAAAAAGAGGACGGGGTTAAAATTGTAACGATCATAACGTTGTCGAGACTTCAAGAGCGCGCGGAAGAATTGGAGATACAGCGTGGCTGGGAGACAGACCCGGTAAAAATAAAAGTGCTCGACTCACTGATAAAAATTAAACGAAGCCGAATCGATGTAATCATTAAAGCGCAGCAAATCCACTGAGTCGCTACATACGATTCTACGTTTTGTATTTTCTGTGGTCATCTTCACTCAGAAAAGGGCTAGCCAAGACTTTATTTTTAGGTTCCGGCGGCGGTTTTGGCGCATCCCGCACAACATTAATCATATCGGGCGTAAGCTTCTTAGCAATAAGATACAACGCTACATCTAATACTCGCTTAACACCAGCACGCTGACCTTTGCGGACCTGCATGATATCCATTGCCGCTTCCTTGATTGCATCAATCTCGTCGCTGCTGTGGGCGGCATGTTGGGCTGATAGGGTTTCTAGGTCAGTCATATAATCCTATCGCAAACATCATCAATGATATCGTCATCAAGGTGCCCGCCAGCTTTCTCGATCGCATACCCGAGTACAGTACGTAGCATGTGATCACGCACATTTTTAGGTAAAGATTCTCCGCCACGCGCCCATTTATTAAGCTTGTTAACGTCGTACGCTCTATCAAAACTTTCTGCCAAATCTCTCGCGCAGTCAACTTTTTCGTAACCGGGCTGGAGTGTCGTAAATTCGATGTAAGTTGTTGTTAGATTATTTTTCATTGCCTTCGCGTATTTTACAATTAATAACTGAGTTACCGCTCGCCTTTGAGCTATTTAATGTTCTTTCCATGACTTTAAAAACGGCAGGTTTTCAACTTCGCGGTATTTTCCCGGCCATTCATTAGCTATTCCTGAGCGTGTCCACGCGGCGATTTTAAAGCCACCACCTTGATCCGTGTCAGGTAACAGCCTGTCACACTGTTCTGTTACTAACGTGATGACATACGGCGACTTTGAGCTGTCTTCCCATAACAATTCTAGCGCCTCCCGGTCGTTCTGATCGGCCCAAGAACCACGCGAGACAATCACAAAATCGGCGGTTTCCATTTCGTTTAAAGCACTTAATTGCACGTCAGGAACTAATATCCTACCCACGCCCGCATTCCACGTCAGATAAAAAAATCCTTTTTCTGCGTGTTCAGTATCAAAATAGTTTGTGCTTACAATAGACGGGCCATCGTTTGTAATTTCTATCATCTAATTTACCACGTTTGCGTTGTCGGTTATTTATACTTTATTAATAAACCACATATTGACTGTAATGCTTCAGCTGAGCTGATTTCTTCTAAATCAATAAAATTTTCAGATTCTTTAAACGAGCCCACGTCTATGACATCGTAGCCACTATCGATATTTAAAAAAACTGTGAAAAGCAATTCCTTTTCGTTTAACACTTCAAACGCTCCCAGCATAAAATTTACTTCAAAAGCCAGTTTTGTATCATTAATCAATTCTTTTGTAATTTCCGACAGGTTTTTTAAGTTCATTTTTATAATCCTCAAAAAAAATAATTAAATTAACTGTCTGGGTCTAAACGATGATAAGGGTCGCTAAAGCATAATTTGTTTACACCCAATCTAGACCGCGCCTCAATCCGTAAAAAAGGATTTTCAACTCTTAGCATTTTAAGTCCAAACGCGTAGGCGCGCTCTTGATATGCCGTTAACTCTGATCTATTTATAATATTAACCGCGCTGTAATCTTGAGTAATTAAGCGTATTTTCATTTTATTTTCCCCGCTGCATCTTACTTTTTGTTAGATTTATTTTCTTTCCAGATAAAATTTTTCGGAGGCTGCTAAGTCAATTTCTCCCTCGGTGCCAGAAACTATATTAATGACGTTCTTAAGTGCGGAAAACTTTTTCTCGGACATCTCTTTAAGTTGTCCAACACAAATACAAAGCTCGTTAAAATCGTCATCTCTTACAGCAACACCAAGTCGCTTGATTAACTGGGTTTGCTCTCGATCCCAACTAACCGCCCAGCCTATGCCAAGAAGCGTCTTGCTTTCCTGGCTTTTAACTTTGCGTATACGTTTTGTTATAGTTAATCGCTTAGGCATTTGGGAGCACTACATCGAGTAACGCGTTACGTTTGTCAGACCAGACGCACCCCTCGTTAATGATCTCTTTTTCTTTGTGTGCCCCTGATCTGTGCCAGTGTGAGTCTAGCGCATTGACGACTTGAGCTAATTCTTTTGCGCTCAGTGACTTAGTAAGCGACTCAGGGATAGATTTCCAAATTTCGCGTGCCGCCATAGGCAGCTTAGGTGCTAATTTTGCTGCGCGATTAATTTTAATTTGATGATTCATTTAGATTTCCTTTCGCCCGCGAGGGGCGCATTACAAAAAACATTTAAAAGTTTCAACCCGCACGCCCGTAGGCGCGACTAATAAAAACCAATAATTGACAGTTTCAATCCAACACCCCGGAGGGCGACTCTTAATAATTAAGCGCTACAATCACCAAAACAGTAGGATTTACACTTTAAGCAAAATCCTCTTTCTACTTTTGATTTGATTTCTTTTTGTTCAGCGTCGAAATTTGCGGACATGCGCTCTATTTTTTCATTTTCTTCCATTTCTAATTTTTTTGGAATATCGCCGAATTCTTTTTCAGCAGCTTCTTTAGCTTCTTCTTTTGCCATATTTATCAAATCGAAGGTTTCCTGCGAAATCGGCTGAGCTTTATTTCCGTTGCGTAATGCAGCTACAGCACCGCTGGGCAAACCAGGGAGAGTCGTAGAGACCTCTTTACCGCCTAGTAGGTCTTTTCCGTCCTTGCTTAGCTGTATCCAGTCTAGCGAGCTAAAAAACTCACTACCGTAGACTTGGCCGTCTGCTGACTTATCTAAAAAGCATGCGCTGTGAGTTACTGTAATTTTTGCGCCGCCGGATGTTGTTTTAGTGATAGTTGCTTTCATTTGGATTATCCTCTCGCCCGCTTGGGGCTCGTTTGTTGTTGATGAGTTAATTATAGGCGTTATATCGCCTAAGTCAAATCTTATTTAATTATTGTATTCGCAAAAGCTGCACTAAGCTATTGATTAATTTGACCACATATAATCAAATATGGTCTAATTTGTAACCTACAAAAACATATTATTTATATATAAATCAATAAGGTAGGCTTACTTTCTCACTATAATGGGGTTGTAGTGCGTAAATTAACTACAAATCATCGTAAAAGCTACGGTTTAGCTACGTTAAAAATTATTATTTAGATCAATCAAGGGCCTAGCTGGCCCTTTCACGGCGGTAACAGGGGTTCGAATCCCCTTGGGGACGCCAATATAATCAAAGGGTTAGCGTTTTTCGCTGGCCCTTTTTTATTCACTAATTGCCATTATTTAGTATTATCTAGTACCATTTCGCTACGTTAGCTACGGCAAATCTAAATTTTCAGTTTTACATTCTGCGCGATGAAATCCGGCGACAAATGAGCATATTTTTCGGTAACTTCGATTTTTGAGTGTCCGGCTAATTGTTGCACTACTCGCAGGCTCGTACCGTCCATCACTAGATGAGAACAAAACGAGTGTCTAAGTGCGTGCATTGATCCACCAACACCAGCGCGCTGGAAATCCTTGATAGCCGCTCGACTCATACTGCTAGGATTTATGCGCGGATAAAGATGCTTCTCTTTGTTTTCGAAATTATCTAGGGCCTCTTTGGCACCTTCGAATAGCGGAATGTCGCGCCACTGACCAGACTTGGTTCTTGCTGACTCGGTAGACACGACTTTTAGGCCGTCTGATCCAATCCATTTGCGTTGCAGCGCCAAGGCTTCCCCGCGACGTAATCCTGTATTAGCCAAAAATCGCCACCAATGCGCCCGGTCTGATTTGTTGTAAATCAGCTCCAATTCATCAACAGTAAAAAACTTCGCCGGCGCGGAGTCAATGTTTTTTGGATACGTTAAGTTAGCGATCGGATTAAAATTTAGGTATTCCCACTGACAAGCTTTATTAAGCATAGCTTTTAGTGTTCGCATTTCCTTCGTTACGGTAGCGCGCTTAATTCCGGTCTTTAATCGCTGAACTTTATACAGCTCGACGTCGCGAATTCGAATGCAATCAATTGGCATAAAATTAAAGTAGGGCGCTAGATGTTGATTGATTAATTGCTCGATGCGATAGTACGAGGTTGGATATTCGACAACAAACCAATCTTTGTATTGTTCTGCGTAGTTCAAAAAAATCAGGTTATCGCTTAGAATTTTCTTACCGAAACGAAGCTCAGTTTCTTTTGCTTGTTTATACTTCAGCGCTTCTTTTTCGAGAATAACTTTATATTTTTTCGTCAGGTTTACGGCGTAAGATTTACCGCCCTGGTTCCACTTGAGATACCAAGATTTAGTATCATTGCGCTGATAAATACTTGCCATTAAATGCTTCCTGTTCGATTACTCGTTGCAAATCAGTTTTCCGGTATATCTTTTTTTTACCAAAATGTCCAACACTTATTGTATACTCGTTGACCATCTGGCGAAATTTGCTAGAAGAAACACACATATACGCGGCCGCTTCTTTTTCGTCGAAATAATCTTTTCGAAGGTCAGTCATGATTACAAGCCTTTCATCCCTTCAAATGTTTCTGCAAACCTGTCTTTCCATTCGTCTTTTGGAAACGAGTGAATATACAAAAACGAAATCAATTCACCGGCACTAAATCCACCGCGACAACTACCCGTAATCATTGCTTCTTGTGGGCCAAATAAATGACAATAAACTTCATAAGCACGTAACGTAATTCTAGTTGATATCCTTGCTTTTTCTCTGCTGCCGTACCCTGGTGTTTGTACTGGGTGGGTTTCTTGATCACTCATACCTTTATCTCCTTTTTATATCGTTCTTTATTTGTCGTTACTCATCCTCTGGCCCCTTAATGTATTTCCAATATCCAATAACGCCTTTAAAAACGCTTTCTAGGTCCATGTCGGGGAATTTACCCATATCAATGCCTCTTTAATCTAGCCGCTTCGTCGTTCATTTGCTTAATGATCGGCGTTAGTTTATCGATATCGTCTGTTTCTACTGACAGCATTATTGTGCGATGCGGACCTTTACTTTGTTCGTATACATAACCATGCTTATCCAAGTTTTTCTTAAATATTTTAAGCTTCCATTTGTCTAGGACTATGCCGACTTTCATTAATCATTACCACGCCGTAGAAATTTTGGTATATCAAATAATTCTATTTTCTCAGCGCATTTACTTAGTCTCGCGTTAAACCATCGGCGCAAAATATAACCTCGCGCTACACTAACAAAACTGAACCATAAGCAAATCCAGATATTTGTTGATAAAGTTATATGTATCCCAAATAACGGAAATATAATTAATTGTGAAAGTAGTGCCACGCCGAAACCTATTAGTGTATTTGCTACCGCTTCAATTGCCGAGCCAATTATGGTTTGAGTCACTTCGACACTTCGCCGTTGAATAGGATTGGTTTAGAGTTAGGCATTATTTTTCCCAAGGGAAACATAAAACCTCGCTACCATCAGTTACGAGCAATATTCCAATAAGCCTAAAAGCCGCGATTAAAATAGTAAAAGGAGAAAAAAGTATAATTAGGGTGAACGCAATTAAATTACGAAAAAACCAATAAAGTCTGTCAGTTAATTTCATACTTACCTCATTATCGTTTTCAATACCGGGAATTCTTCACCTTGTTCAATAACCAGCTTCATGCCTTTGTGTTTGATTTTTCCAGATTCCAATTTTTTACCATGCTTTATTGCTTCGAGAGTTACCCGTTGCAACCAGCTATACAGGCCTTCTTCGTCGCCACGATCCTCGTGCCAGATCTTTCTAACTCTCAGGCTGGCGTTATCGATTGCATGGCCGGACAACTCAACTAGTGGCATCGTGTCGCCGCGTCGTTCAAATTCAGCCTTCGCGATATCGGCCATAGGGGCTTTCGAGTTAACCATCCATTTCAGATAGCTAACCGGTAACCGAGTAAATAAATCACCTTTGTGCTTACCAAAATTTATTTTTACGCCGTGAGTCACTTAACTACCCTCCAAGGATGCATCAACCAATACCGATCGAAGTCACTCAACCAATTGCTGTTACTAGTCATTCTTTTCTCCCGCTCGCGGGCGTTTTTTCTATCCTTTGTGGCGCGAGAAGGAGGTTTGCTGTTAGGCATTATGCAGCACTGTCTTTGGCTTCTGCTACCATGCCATCTTCTATGTAAACGCCTACTTGCCCGGTATCATCCACAACCTCAACCCAAATTTGATAATCATTCTCTTGAGCAATTTTTTCCATCATGGCCATGCTGTCACTATCAAGCATAGATCCGTCAGTTATGCGGATGACGCGCAACTCAGGATTAAAGGACATTGCCATCGCGGTGCTGACTTTGAGTTGCTCAGCAAAGGAGGCTTGCAGTAAGGGGATGTTATTAAACGTAACGCCAGCACTATCAAAGCCAAGGCCATCAACCGGAAACTTTGTTGTTTCGAGTTGCGTTTTTTTGTCTTCGTCGATCTCGGCAATCCGATTAGTGTAGCCAGTTACAATTGAATTGCCTTTTTTGATGCGCTCAACTAAAACTCTGTGAGATTCCTTATCTCTAAGATAACCATTCAGTGTTTCTGCGTTTGCTATTTTTGACTTGAGTTCAGAAACGTCTATTAACTGATGTATGTTTGCAAAGTCACGTATATCGA